GGTTGGAGAACGGGTCTGGGGAAGTCCTCGTAGCCAGACGGCTCAAAAGAGCGCCGACTAGGGCAAAAATCCACCCTCATGCAGTACCGCCCCACTTATCCGGGTAGCGCGAGACATGAGGGCTCCGAAATCAGAACGGCGGCGCTGAAAGCAGAAGCGCGGATTACGGATACGCAGGAAAAGCAGAACTGCCGAGGCCGTACCATCGTCAACCGAGAGAAAATCGCGGCAAAGCGAGAAGTACCCGAAGCCGGGGTAGCGTCCGGCCCGTTCTGATCTTATCCGTATGGTGGTAGGCCACCGTGTCAGCCTCGGTTCGCCGGGGCTTTTTCATGTGTGTTGTTCACAATCATCCGTCGATTTCTTTGGACCATTGATGAACGCCACGGATTATCATTGTTCCGTTCGATGTGTATTCAGCTACGATTTCCGTTCGCACATTGCCGTCATCATCCTTCAGAACCTGTAGAATGCTATCATTCGATATTGGTTCCTCTGTAATGCAGGCATTTCCGAATATACCAATGTCTGACTTTTTCATGGCGTCACATGCCCTATCATTCGGATTTCAACCGGGACTGATGGTATCACGCTCAACGACAGCCAGTCGAATTGAGCGCCAAGTGCCACGGCAGCACATGCCAGACGATAGCGCTGCATGACCGCCGCATCAATCGGAGCTTTGTTGCCCCGATAATATCCGCGCTCAATATCCGTGATTGTCGATACCGACATGCCCACACGTTCCGCCAGATCAGGCCGGGACAGCTTCATGATGTTCTCACGCCACCATTGGCAACGCTCATTCTCCGGTGCATCTCGTGCAGGGTAAGACATACTCATTCCAGCCTCGTATCAGATGGTGACGAAATCAGTGCCAATCATGTGAATTTCGCAGCACATCAGCATAACAGAATGCGAGAATAACACGTTTCGAGTGGTGCTCAACGCACAAGCGAGTCATCGCAGCATAATCGACCCCAAACATGCGAAATTCGCAGCGTTTTGAGGTGTGACCAAATAGACACAAAAATCCGTCCACAGTCGGACCATTGTTTTCATTGCGCTTTTCACCTGTGCTTTGCGTGCTTTTCCGCAACATTCTACCGCTTCGCGCGGACACACCCTTCGTTCAATGCAAGATCACTCGATTAACCGTTTGAGCCGCGAACTCCATGTCAGCCCCGAAGCAAAAGCGCTCTGATTATGCGCATGCAGCACAAAAAGCCGCTGCTCTCATGAGAAAAGAAAAAAAACCGGTCAAATTAACGCCCCGCATCAAACGTGGTGTCGAACTTATGGTCTTCGAGGCAAAGACCCGTAAGGAAGCCGCGCAACTCATTGGTATCTCTGATGAAGCCATGCGACAGGCCCTCCTCCGACCCAGTTGCCTTGCTTACATGAATGAACAGATTGAGGTGTTACGGACTGGAGCGCGCCCTCAGGCGTTACAGAAGGTCATCCACCTGATGGAAACGAGCGGCAGTGACCGCGTGCAGCTGGATGCAGCCAAGTACATCGATGGCATGGACCGCACAGTGCACACGGTTGGCGCCGCAACACAGGTAAACGTCCAGGTGAACAACAGCACCACTGTTGAGACAGCCGGATACGTGATTGACCTGTCTGAGTTCAGCCGTTCGTCAGAGCCAAAACATGCGCAACAGATAGAACATCTGGAGCATGAGCATGTTAAACCTCTGATTTCTCAGGAGAACGTTCCTGATGAGGACTGAGGAACGCGCACCCCGTACCCCCTTCGTTCTCGTTTGTGGCCCTTCGAGGGGTGGCCCCCAAAAATCGCGGGCTGAATCTCCAGTCCACCCTCACACACGCGGTTTCCCCCTTTGGAACGTTCGGTCAGATTTTTTTCAAACCACAGGAGAAGTTCGATGAGTATTCCAGTTGGTGTGAATTTTTTTTTGTTGGCGCTGGCAATTCTGACTTTCGTGTCAGGGTGGGTTTGGGATGGGTCGAAAGCTCGAAATATACGTACGACCATCTTTTTCGTTCTGTTCGCTATCGTGACATCACATTCCGTGTATCGGTTGTTTTCCTGAGGTGGTGCCGGAATGAGCAACGTGGTTTCCATTGACGGCGGCGATATTGCGGATGGTCGCGAGCCAAATAGCCATGCGGTCGGCACGTTGGATGATTTGCTTACTATGGCCAAGAGTGGCGAGCTTGTCGGGATCGTCGCAGTTTGCGCGTTTTACGATCATACCATACAGCCCATTCGTAGCGGTCAGTATGAGGCCAATCAGACTATTGGCGGTTTGAACCGGCTCGCCTTTGACATTCTGAGGGCGACCGCCGATGACTGACATCGAAGAAAAAGCCCCCCTTCCCAAGATCGACCGCGACGAACATGGCCGCAAGATTTATCGGCCCGGCGGTCGGGTGCTGGCGGAATATATCGCGGATCGGTCACACGTTTCGATTATCCGCGGTTCGATCGGTTCCGGCACATCATCAGCGTCGATCATGAAGATGCTCGCGATTTCGATGGAGCAGCATAGAAACCCGGACACCGGATTGCGCCATACGCGATGGTGCGTGGTGCGCAACACATTCCCCGATTTGAAAAACACGACGGTCAAGACCTGGCTGGACTGGCTGCCGGAAGAACAGTACGGGCGCTTTTATTGGGATCGGCCCTTCCGCCACATCGTGCGCGTCGGCGATATGGATATGGAGGTGTATTTCATCGCGCTCGACAGCCCAGACGATGTTCGCAAGATGCGTTCATTCGAAGTGACTGGCTTCTGGTTCAACGAATTGGAGTTCATCGAGAAGGATATCGTCGACGAAGCGGAGTCGCGAACTGGTCGTTATCCAGCGGTGAAGGACGGTGGCGCGAAATGGGACGGCGTGATCGCCGACATGAACGCGCCGCGTGAAGATCACTGGATACCGCTGATGATGGGCGAGGTTCCGTTGCCGGACAATTGGACCGAGGAAGAACGGCTCTCGTATCGAAAGCCCGACAACTGGGGCTATTTCGTTCAACCGCCTGCAATGATCGAGCAGCGCGACGGTTCGGGTACGCTGATTGGATACGAGATGAACCCGTTGGCCGAGAATATCCGCTGGCTGAAGCCGGGATATTACGAGGAAAAGATCAAGGGTAAATCGAAACAGTGGATCGACAGCCGTGTGCTGAACAAGATCACGGTTTTTGTAGATGGTAAACCGGTCTGGCAGCAATTCAACGAGGAAACTCACGTTTCCAAGACGCCGCTTGATCCTATTCCGGGCTGGCCGGTCTATGTCGGGCTCGACTTCGGGCGCAATCCGGCAATGATTGCCGGGCAGATTGTGAACGGGCGCTGGCGTATTTTCGCGGAGTTGACGGCGCGTGATGCTGGCGCGTCGTTGTTCGCGCCGCAGGTGTCGCGGCTTCTTACGCAGCGCCTGGGCGATTGGGTTCCCGCGCGCCAGTCCCGCGAACTCAATGCGGTGCGCGGCTCGGACGGCGTCTATCAGGTCGAATTCTACGGCGATCCGAAAGGCGCGGACGGAACGCAGGCCGACGAACACACGGCCTATGACATTTTCCGCTCGCAGGGCATGCCTGTGGACCCTGCCCCGGTGAAAAACAATCATATCCAGACCCGTATCGAGGCCGTCGAGCATGCGATGATCACGATGGTAAACGGTTCTCCGCGCTTTGTGGTCTGCGGGACGAACTGCCGGACGCTGAAAGTTGCCTGCGCCGGCGGTTATCACTTCGCCCGCCTCAAGGGGACGGCGAACCACAAGGATACGCCAGAGAAAGACAGATATTCCGACATCGCCGACGCATTGCAATACATGATGCTTGGCGCCGGCGAAGGTCGGGCAGCGATCGGCCGCGAGCATCGCGGTTCCGGCGCTCCAGTTTCAACGAATATGCGACCAAAAACGAGGCGACGCGGTGGGTTCTGAGGACGGATTTACGCTTGCCGAGTGCGAGCCGAAAGAATGGTTTGTGGTTTTTCATCGTGATTCACTGCGACAGTGGGTGAATTGGCTGGCATGGGGCCGATACAAGCACGTTTCAGCGTTTGGTCGCGTGCCGTGGTCGGGTGATTGGGTATTTTTCGACTATCTGACCGGCCGAACCCGCGTTTTGATGGTCCCTGACGAAAAATCAGACAGGTTTCTGGCCCACTATGCCAAGATGGGCAAGATCGTGAAGATGCCGGCGCCTAATCCAGACGATGAAGGCATGAAATTCAAGCCCGGCCTCTGGTGCGTCACCGCTGTTGCGCATCTCCTGGGATTGCGCACCTGTGCTTTGCGCCCTGACGCACTTCTTCGCCATTGTCTCGCCAACGGTGGAACAATCGTAGTGGATGATGACGATGAAACCCAAGGAAGACCCGGCGCTGAAAGCTCAGGAAGAACAATCCAGACTTGAGCAGATACAGGCCATTCAGGACGATGTGACCCGCCGAACCAATGACGCTATGCGTCGTTATGGCACTCGCTCGTCAACCGCGCCCATCATGCGTTGATCAACATGGCGAAAATCTCAAAGCCTGCCGCTCCTGACAATACGTTGAAGAACCTCGAACGCGAGGCAAATTCACGTTTGCAGGACGCGCGTGGGCAAAAGGATTTAGTCGTGAAGGATTTGCAAGAGTCCTATTTCTTCACGCGCCCTCGCCTTTCTCGTGATGTGTCGTCGCGTTCCGCGCCATCAAAGCGTATCGAAGATGTTGACGATCTGGCTACCGGCATTGGTCCGGAGGTTAGCGAAGATTTCGCGACAGAACTGATTTCTGCATTCTTCCCGCAGAACGTTCGCTGGGCTGAAAGCACGGCAGATTCTGCGATCCTCGCTGGGCTCGAAGAAAATTCGCCGGAAATGAGCGATCTCAAGAAAGACCTCCCCGTTTACGACGCGAAGGTGTTTGCTGCGATCAACGCTTCGAATTTCAATGCTGAACTGGCGACGTCACTTGACCCAGATGCATCGCTTGGAACGGTTGGATGGTGGATCGATGCGCCAGGCGGCGGTCGGCCATATCGCGCCGAACATGTGCCGACGCGCGAGCTCGAGTTCAACGTTGGTCCTGACGGTGAGATTGACGACCGTTTTCGCGTTCGCCATGTCACTGCCAGCAAAATTCGTTCGGTGCTGCCGGATCAGACTTTACCGGCCGATGTTGAGCGAAAAATTCAGAGTAACTCTAAAGCAAAGATCGAAATTGTCTGGTGCTTCTGGCGTGACTGGAGCAAGCCGCATAACGATGACTGGATTCACGTCCTTCTGGTAGACCGAAAACTTGTTCATCATACCACGCTCAGCGGTCTCGGCTGCGTGCCGTTGATCATTGCGCGACTTTCACCCGACAAGCTGCATGCCTGGGGCAACGGTCCGGCCATCAAGTCCCTGCAAGAGTTTCGCATCCTCGACGTGATTACCGCTGCTACGCAGGATCATGTCGACCTCGCACTATCACCGCCCTTCGCGTATCCCGACGACGGGATATTGAATTTCGAAGGTGGGTTGGAATCTGGCAAGGGCTATCCGAAGCGGCCCGGGCAGCGTGGAGAAATCGAAAAGCTCTATTTCGGCGGTGATGCCGATCTTGGTTTTTATACGGTCGCCGACCTGGAAAAGAAGGTTCGCCGCAAGTTCTTCGCCGATTATCCAGAGCAGCGCGGTGACACTCCACCATCTGCCACACAGTGGATGGATGAAATGGTGCGTTCGCAGCGCCGTATCGGAACGCCGGGGCTGAAGTTCTGGCGCGAGGGCCCGTATGAGGTATTCCGCCGTTTCGAGTATCTCCTCGAAAAGGATGGGAAGCTTGACCCGATCATGGTGAACGGGACCAAGATCACCGTCACGCCGAACAACCCAGCAACTCAGGCGCAGGACGCGCAGAAGCTTCAGACCGCCGGCAATCTTCTGAATGCTTTCAAGGGTTATTTCCCGATGACATCACAGGCCGCCATCAATGAGCGTGCCACGATGGATAAGATGAAATCCCTTTCGAAAGATGAGGTCATTGTTCTTCGTGAGGAAGCGGAAACAAACCAGCTTGTGCAAGGAATCTTGAGCCAAATGGCCGGCGGTGCTGGTGGAGAAGGTGGCGACAATGGCGCAAGCTAAGCTTCACGATGAGGAAGTGCAAAACTCCATCCGCTGGATTTTTAGGCAAAAAGAAGCCCGCCCCTTTCTCGAATTTCTACAGTCAGAATTGGAAGCCATCGGAAGCCCGGACACCTGTGCTTTGCAGGTTCAGCATGGTCGCCGCACATTCGCGTCAGAATTGATCACAGCTGGAATGAAGGGATTGGGTAGCGATGGACCCGAAACTGACAATGAACGATACCGCCGAAACAAACCTCAACCTGAACAGCGCAAAAGCAGGCGTCACGGCCCCGCTGGCCGGTAGTATTGCGTTTGGCGCCACAATGTACGGTCCGAAGCCAGTATTCGCGCCGGAAGATGGCGGAGGGTCGGGCGGCGGTGACGGAGGTCAAAGTGGCGACGGCGGCGGAAATGCAGATGCCGGCGCTGGCGACGGTGGCGATCAGCCCGCCAAAAGTGGTGACGATCAGCAGCTACAGCGGCCTGAATATCTTCCTGAAGAACTCTGGGATGAAAAGGCTGGCTTCAAGGCTGAAGCTTACAACGATCTCGTTGCATTCAAGGCCAGCCGTGAAGCTGAACTCGCTCAAGTTCCGGACAGCGCCGACAAATATGAAATCCGGCTGCCAGCCACCTTCAAGCTCCCCGACGATGTGCAAGTGCCAGAAGGCGAAATGGTGCTAAACGCCGATGATCCGCGCATCCAGCTATTGCGCGAGGTCGCGCATACCCAAAACTGGTCACAGGCACAGTTCGAAGATGTTCTCGCCATGGGCGTGAACATGGATATCGGTGAGAATAAGCGTCTCCAAGAAGCTGCCGCAGCTGAACGCGAAAAACTTGGCTCCCGAGGCGCCGAGCGTGTGAACGCGGTAACGACCTTTCTCGACGCCAAGATTGGCAAGGAACACGGAGCCGCGCTGCGCGGCATGATGTTCACTGCCAAGCAAGTTGAAGCTTTCGAGGCGTTACAGCGCCTTGTCCGAGGAGACGTTCGGGGCAATCCGAACGGGGGCCGCGATGCCACACCAGCCGAACTTTCTGATGAAGAATATCAGAAACTATCGCCAACCGAACGGATCAACTACGCGCGCGGAATTATGCCCCGTTCGCTCTGACCGACTGCTGAGGAAAAACACCAATGCCAGCCATTACCCTTCCCGAATATGCCAAGGGTCTCGAAAAAAAGAGCATCGAACGTCCTCTGATCGAGACTTTCGCGGAGCATTCCGACATCGTGGCGGCCCTTCCGTTCTCCGGTTTCTCCGGCGGTTCGTATGAGGGCTATCGTGAAACCGATATCGGCAACGCACAGTTCCGCGCGATCAACGAAGGCGCGAGCGAGTCTCAGGGCAAGATCGCACCATTCCAGGAAACCAGCTTTCCGATCGACACCATTCTGAAGGTCGACAAGGCGATCATCCGTCGCCATGGCCAAGAGCGCCGAGCCCGCGAAGAAGCGATGCAGATGAAGCGTCAGTCGACACTTTTCACTGACACCTTCATCAACGGCGACAACAAGTCGAACCCCAAGGAATTCAACGGCGTGAAGGCTCGCGCCACCAACGCGAACGGCCGCCGCATCCACAATTCCACCGCCTCTGGTGGCGCGGCTCTGTCGCTCGCCGCTCTCGATGAAGCGATCGACAACACCACTAACCCGACGCACCTCATCATGAGCCGCGCATTGAAGCGCCGTTTTATTGGTGCGATGCGCGACACCACGATCGGCGGCTACATCGCGCAGACCCGCGATAGCATGGGGCGTCCCGTCACCAGCTACAATGATCTGCCGATCCTGACGGGCTATCCCAAGGACCGCCATAGCGCAATTCTGCCGTTCAATGAAGTTGGCTTCGGCGGCGGCGCTGCGCAGACGACTTCGATCTTCGTTGTTTCGTTCACTGAAGAAGGCCTTCACGGCATTCAGTTGACGAACATTCAAGCCGAAGACCTCGGCCTGCTCCAGCCCGACAACGTGTTCTATGGCACGAACGTCTCCTGGGATGTCGGCCTCGTCGATGACAGTGACTTCTGCCTGACGGCACTGGATTCGATTACTGACGCGGCCATCGTCAAGTAAGGCGAGCCGACTTTTGTGAAACATGGCCGGGTTGAGCCCGGCCAACTCTGACAGGAGATTGGCTATGGGCCAGCGGATTTTTAACCAGGACAAAGAGCTTATTTTCAAGGATGCTGGTGCAGTTACCGCCGATGGTGCTGCAACCGTTGATGGCTCCGCGAAAATTATCAAGGTCGGTGCAGGGCGCTTCGAAGCCGTGATGTTGGTCGACGTTTCTGCGATCACTGTGGGCGCAGATAACGTTTACAACATCATTATTCAGGGGAGCAACACGGCCGACTTCTCGGGCGCGAAAGAGAACCTTGCAGTTCTCAATCTCGGTAACACGGCAGTCCGCCCAGGCGGCGCGATTACTTCGCTCATCGGTCGATACGAGGTGCCATTTCACACCGACATCAACGACGTGATTTATGATTACGTCCGCGTTTACGTCGATGTCGCCGGCACCACGCCATCGGTCAACTTCAAGGCGTGGGCTTCCACCAAGTATTAATCGAGGGGGCGCGAAAGCGCCCTTTCTCCAAGGAGATATGAAAATGCCGGATAACAAAACGATCTATTTCAAGCGCGATGGCAAAGGCTATGAGATGGCGGCTATCGACGCGAACCGAGCACTGCGCCAGCATTCCGACGAATGGAGCGCAGACCCTTGGCCCAAGGCCAAGCAGCCAAAGGCTGACGCGAAGACTGACACATCTGATGCGGGAGCCAACGACAAAACGGATCAGGACAAAACTGATTTGCTTGGTGCGGGCACCGAAGACAAGGCCAAGGCCGAACAGAATAAAGGCTGACGCGGCGCGTATCTCCATCGCGGCACGTGCTGCTCAGAAGGCCGGGGGTTTTAACGCCTCCGGCCTTTGTGCTTGTCGGCCCTGTGCTTTGCTGGTCTCTCGCGTCTCAGCCAAATTCTGCGCATGGATAAGTTAACTGTTCTCAACAACGCGCTCATCAACACCGGCAACAACCGCGTAAACACGCTTTACGAGGATTCCGACGAATATATGGTCGCTGACACCGCGTTTGACGCGGCGATCAAGCTCCTATCGTCCATGCATACTTGGCCGTTTGCGACGACAATTGAAAAGCTGGTGCGAGCGCCTGACAATGAGAACAGGTCTCGCCACTTCCCAGAAAACTGTTTTCGTATCCCAGCCCCGCCGCAAGTCCTGCACGTCAAGGAAATCTATTACGGCAATGTCCTCCTGACCGAATACGAGATTATGGGGTTCATTCTCAGTTGTCGGTATGACAGCGAGGTTTACGCGAAGGTGGTTCGAGAGGCTCCCGGCGCGATCTGGCACCCGATGGCAGAGCAAATACTGACCTTGCGCGTCGAGGCCGGAATCCTGCGCGGACTGAATGAAGATTTCAAGGAAGCCGACAACCGCGAAAACCGCTCCGAAGAATGGCTGATGATGGCCCGGCCCCATCTTGATCAGCAAAACCCGGCCCGCAACATGTATCGGTCGAAAATCGCGGCGGCACGGCGCACGAGGCGGGTATGAGCATTCCATCCCAGATCATCCGTCAACGTGATTGGTCTGCCGGTGAAATAGACCCGGACGGCGAGCGGCGCGACGATACTGAGGTTTTCAAGTTTGGCGAGCGCAAGTCACTGAACATGCAGTCGCTTCGAACTGGAGCGATCGAGAACCGATATGGCCGCCGTTATCTCTATCAGGATGAAGGCGTCCGCGATGATTTCCGGCTACTTCCGAGCGTTCGGCATTCTGTCACCTTTGCGCATATGCGCGCTACTGTCCGCAATGAGGTCGGCGAGGTCATAGCCAATCTTGGCGCACCGTGGACGGCTTCAATGCTTGAATCACTGGTGTGGACCTCGAATGACAATATGATTTTTGTGACCGGGCCCGGTATGCGCCCACAAGTCATAGAAATCAGCAAGTACACCGGCGGCTGGTCAATTCGGGATTTTGATTTCCGTGTCGGGATCGACGGTCTGGTGCACACGCCATTTTACCGATTTGCGGAATTTGGCGTTACGATGGTTCCGAGCGCCACCACTGGCAACATTACGGTCAGTTTCTCCGCACCAGTTTTGACCGCTGCTCACGTTGGGGCCGTATTTCGGTACGCAGGAAAGCAAGTCCGCATCACGAGTGTTACGTCGGGGACAACTGCGAACGCCACCTGCTTGCAGGCCCTTAACCCAACGTTGCGACTCCCATTGTCCGAGTCTGCTGTAACCTTCGAGATTGGGCAAATCGTTCAGACCACCGTGTCCGGCATTGAGGGCGAGGTCGTTGCGCGCGATACCGGGGCCAACACAGTTACGATCGTCATTCTGAACCGGTTCCGAAACATCGATTCAGAAGATCGCCTTGTTGGACCGAGTGGCGATGCAAAGATTGCTGGCTCCGGTCTGATGATTGTAACGCCGCAAGCAACTACGCAATGGGACGAACAATTTATGTCGCCCGCTCGCGGCTGGCCCCAATCAGTCGCAAAAGATGGGCAGCGTCTGATATTCAGCAACTTCCCGCAATTGAAACAGGCAATCGTCTGGTCAACTGTTTCCGATCCGTTTGACCTTCAGGTGAACGCTGACGCGACAGGCGCGATCTTTGAATTGATCGATGCGGATTGCCAAGTGTTTCACGTTGTCGGCGGATATGATGAGTTCGCCATCACGGATATCGGCGTTTTCTATATCCCGATTTCATCCGAGAACCCATTGACGCCGGGATCAGTCGAGTTCCGCCGCCTATATTCTGGTGAAGTGTCGAATGTGAAGCCCGTTGAAGTTACCGAGGGCGTACTTTTCGTCGATGAATCCTTGACTGGAATATATGCAATCACGGCGACCGGCCAGACCGCGCGGCCATATGTGGCGACCGAAATTTCACAGTTCCACCGTCACTTATTTAAGAACGTGAAAAGCCTGACGAGCAATTACGGCACGCCGAAGAATGCCGCCCGGCAGATATTCGCCGTCAATGAAGACGGCACAGTGGTAGTTGGCCAGTATAGTAGCGATCGCGAATTTGTTGGTTGGAGGCTCTGGAACGGTGCGGGTCATGTCAATTCTGTTTCTGCCCGTTTCGGCGACGTCATCTTCTCCACCCGCTACAACACCATTGGAACACCACTGTTTGTAGCGGAACGGATTGACGCGGACCGTGAACTTGACTGCGCGGTCATTTATACTGGTTCTGGAACGCTCCCTTTCCCAGTCGGCGAGACGGTCCAGGTTATGGCTGACGGGTTTTTCCTTGGGGATTTCGTCGTTGGTCCTGTCAACACCGTTCCGGTCAACGTTTCTGATTATTCTCAGATATTCGTCGGGAAAGAATTCGATTGGTTTCTGACCCCGAACCTATCCGATTTTGAAGGTGGCGAGGCTTTTGGTCAGCGCCAGCGCCGGCGCAAGGTGTCAAAGGTCAATCTGAAAGTTCGAGACTGTCAGGAATTCCGTGTCGGAAACAAGGTGCTTTGCACGTGGCGGGGCGGTGAAGATACATCTCAACCAATGCCAAAACGTACCGGTGTTTTCACATATCGCGAAATCGGACGCTCCTATGATCCCGAGTTCACGATCAGAAAGACGATACCAGGGCGTTTCAAAATGTTGGAACTGACGACAGAGGTGACCATCTGATGGCCGATCCGGTTTCTCTCCTTACGGGTGGCTCCCTGCTGATTTCGGGCATCGGAGGCGCTGTCGGTTACGGAAAACAGGCTCAAGATGCAAAGAATGCTGCCACCACCGGACGTATTCAGGCGAACCAGATCGATACTGGATATCGGGATGAGCTCAATTCGACCATCAACAATATCCGTGCGATCCGCGCTGGAACTGGTGTTGCTGCCAATAGCCCAACGACGCTTGCCATCGAGGATGAAAACCGTCGTGTGAGCGACAGGAATCGAACTCGCGATGTTGCGAGCCGCCGCATCCAAGCGGACCAAAGTGAGCGTGATGCACGGACGTTCCAAAATTCGGCGATCACCTCACTGCTCGGCGGGACTGCTAAATCGTTACCCCATTTCTTCGGACAGTAAATTATGGCTCGACTTCCAACAGTATCGCAGCGCACATCGATTTTCCAAGGTCCGCAATCGGCTGTTTCAGGTGCGGCGGCTGCAAATCCATACATGCAGATCGCCGACGCAATGGGCACGCTTGGGACAAAGTTCGAGGAGCAGGCCGTTATCAAGGCGGAGCAGGAAGGTGCGGATGCGGTATATCGCGACGAAAACGGCACCTTGCAGATGGATCAGCGTTCAAACTGGTCGAAGTCTGGCCAAGCTTACAATCGAGCTGCGCAACAAGCCTACGCCGCTCGTGTTTCCGGTGATGTTCGCACGAAGGGCCAGGAACTTTTCAACGCTGCGAAAGGCGATATCTCTGCCTTTGACGCCTCTTGGAAGGGCTTTTCCGATCAGCTTCTATCTAACACGCCAAAGGAATATCGCGGCCCACTGAAAACGATGCTGGAGACGGAAGGATCCCGGCTCGGTCTTGGTGTTTCTGAGCAGAAGCGAAAGCGTGATCTTTCAATTTTCGAGAACGACATAAAAACTGAAATCCAGTTTCTCGATAATGACATGGCCGCGCTCGCACGTGCGGGCGGTACGGGAACGCCTGACTATCTCGAAAAGCAAAGCCAATTGCAGTCTCTTTACAAGGAGCTTGTCGATAACCCGGAATTCACGGTTTCGGAAAAGCAGGCCCAGATGGAGTTGCAACGTGTCGAATCTCGGCACATGAGCGAAGCGGTCATCGGAAATATCGACAAGACCCTTGCAACTGGCGGCGTTAAGGCTGCGCAAAAAGAAGCCGAACGAATCCTGACCGACGAAAAGCTGCATCTTTCCCCGGCTGAGCGCCGCCAATACGCGGGGCTTGCTGAACAGCGCATTAGCGGTTTTGTCGCCGAGCAAAAGGTTGCGCTTAAGCCCATTCAGGACCAAGCCACGAAATACAAGAAGCTTCTTGATGAAGGTGTCGGCCTTGATAATCCCGACATCGACATGACGATTGCCAACCTCGCGCGTGGTGGCGATGTAGCCGGTGCGCTCGACCTTATCAACTCCCGCCGTGCTGCCCAGACCATTCAGCAGTTCAAGCTTTCGACACCTGATGCTCGCGTCGGCGCTCTGGAGCGTGGAATAGAAGCGGCAAATGGCATTACCTCCCCCGGCAAGGCAAATCTCACGGGTGCCGCATATCCGGGTGGAAGTGGCGGCGGTGGTGGCCTGTTTGATCTCATTGACCGGACAGAGGGGGGCGGCAATTACTCCACACTGTTTGGACATTCGCAGCGCGCCGGAGGTGCTTTTGCTGGCGTTGACGTTAGCAAGATGACCATTGGTCAACTCGACCAGTTTGCAAACCAGTATGGCCCATGGGTGAAGAACGAGCTTGCCCGTCAAGGACAGAAGCCGCGCATTGCAACGCCGATGGGGCGACATCAGATCGTCAATTCCACGCTCCAATCAGCGGCGAAGGAAATGGGGCTGTCGCCCGATACTGTGTTCTCGAAGGATGTGCAGGATGCTATCGCTATGCACATTGCTGATAAGGCGCTGGCTGGCCCTCGAACCATGCAGGGAAAGATGGATGCTCTGCGCGGTCAGTGGGAAGGCTTCAAGAACGTCTCTAACGCTCAACTGTCGGCTGCCATAACGTCATACGAAAATGGAGATCGATCCGCACTGACTGGTTCCTCGGCTGGCGGTTCCGGTCCTTCTGTCGATCCAGAAGTCATCAAGGCTTATCGCTCTGGTGTGACGCAGGATGCAAAAGACCTGTGGGGCGACATGAAGGATGGAATTTCAAAAGGCATTCCGCCCGCTGCAAATGAAATGTCGCTGCTCACTCGACAGCTTTCTGTCATCGATGATCCAAGTTTCCGGCGCGAGGTCACTTCATATCTCACAAGCGAAGATGCTGCCGCGATGTTCGCTTCAATGCCACCACAGCAAGCCGCTGCTGTTCTAGATGAATTGAAGGTCGACGCCGGTGATGGTGCGACCGTCGCGCAGCAACAGATTATGGAAGCGGCTGACCGCACTGCGAAGCGCGTTGCAGAGGCCATGAAGAATGATCCTATTGGTTACGCCGCTCAACGCCAGTGGGCGCCGAACACTCCAGCGATTGATCTTGCCGCCGGTCCTGATGCGGTCGGTGCTGCATTCGCCGCCCGCCAACAAACCGTCGACCTCTTGCAAGCTCGGGGAATGGTTCAGCCCGGCACGTCCGCACTTCGCCCGCAGGATAAGGCCGTTCTTAACCAGGTGATGACGCAAGGCACTCCGGGAGAACAGGCCGCACTTTTTGGTGCCATGTCGAACAACCTCTCGCCGCAGACATACAGAGCAACGATGACGGCGCTTGCTGGAGATGCGAACTCCCGCACGTCGGCAAGTGCAGGCGCTCTCTACCAGTATAATCCGCAAGTCGCGGAAGGTGTTTTGCGTGGACAGGCATTGCTCAAGAAAAATCCCAACTATGCGCCTAAAAAGACAGACGACAATCAGGCATCGATTGACGATATTCTGCCACCTCAAGCGTTCGGCGCTGGGTTGGAGGCGTCGAGGCAAACGCTTCTCGACTCCGCCCGCGCCCGCTATGCCGATCTGAGCAACATGGCCGGCGACACTTCCGGTGAGTTCAATGAAGATCGGATGACGCAAGCGGTCAATGAAGTCACCGGCGGCATGATTGATTTCAATGGGCAGTCAATCATCGCGCCGCGTTATGGCATGAACCAGGAAGATTTCGACAAAGCGATTGCTGATCTTTCCGACGATAGCCTGACCGGGGCGGTGACATCAGAAGGACAGCAAATTACTGCAAGCGATCTTCGCCGTTATGGACGCCTGCGCGCTGTCGGCGACGGGCGATATCTTCTCGAATTTGGACTGGAGAACGCGCCGACGTTCGCGATTGACAGCAAAGGCGGTCCATTCGTTCTGGATTTGCGAGGTGAACAGTAATGGTTCTTCTCGTTGACCCGAAGGAAGAACGTACCGCGTTGCAAGCTGCGCAACAGAACCCGGTCCAAGGCTTCGATCCTGGCTTCATTGAACGTTTCAAGGCCGATTACACGTCCATGATGGATTTCGCGAACGTGAATGCCCGGGAACGGTCACGTGCGGATATCCAGAGTGAGTTCATTTCTCGGTTCTATCAGGAAAGCGGAATTGGCCTGCGTAACTGGCTGACGGGCCCCGGCCTCAATCCTCGGGCTGATCTGGAAGCGAACGCGCGCGGTCAATTCGAAGCGTGGAAAAAAGAGAACCCCGAAAGCGAACTCGCTTTTCCTGATGCTACTGTGCTTGAAACGCAGACATTGGACCGCGCTCGCGCCGCTCGTGAAAAGTCTGTCAAATTGCAGGGGCTTTCAACTGGCTGGGGCTCTGCAATCGGCGGGTTCGCCGGTACGGCAGTCGGCGCGATGCGCGACCCGATCAACGCTATTTCCCTCGCGTTTGGTGCTGGTGCAGCATCTGGCATTCTCCGAACGGCGCTTATTGAAGGCGCAATCGGGGCATCATCGGAAACGGCTATCCAAGGTTTGAACTATGGTTTCAAACAGGAAGTCGATCCGAATTTCGGATTTCGTGATGCACTAACCGAAATTGCGGCGGCCGGCGCAGGCGGCGCGGTGCTGGGTGGCGGGATCAAAGGTTTGGCCGCTGCGTGGCATCGCGCTGCAACAGGTGAATGGCCCCGGCAGCTTGTCGACGCCGGTAACGTGGTGACCCGCGAGGCGTCCGTCCCGGCGGCGCATTTCGATAAATCCGCTCAAGGCGCTGCCGTTTATCGTGCAGCCGTCGAAAAGGCTGCCGACGATCTCTTTCGCGGCCAGCCCGTCGAAATTCCGCAAGAAGCATTCTTGCAAGCGAATGCGCGGCCCGGTCGCGTTTACGACGCTGATGGCCGCTCTGTGGGTGTGCAGTATGAAGTTGTCGAAGCTGATAACCTAATCACGTCCAATCTCGACGACATGTCGATTAACCCAGCCTTTCCGCCAGAACTCCAGCCGCGCGACCGCACCCGTGCCATATCGCAAGACCAGATTAATTCGATCGCTGCAAATCTCCAGCCGGAACGGCTCGGCCCTTCGGCAGATGCGGCGAATGGTGCGCCGGTGGTAGGTCCAGAGGGGTTTGTCGAATCCGGCAACGGTCGCGTCATGGCGATGCGCCGGGCATATATAGAAAATGGGCCCGCCTCGGAATCCTATCGCAATTTTCTTCGCTCGCAGAACTTTGACATTGAGGGCTTCAATAAGCCGGTTCTGATCGCTCGCCGCATTACAGACCTCGACCCGGAGGCACGCATCGGCTTTGTCACGGCCGCCAATCGCTCCACTGCTATGCGCCTCGGGGCGGCGGAACAGGCTTTATCAGACGCGCGTTTGATCGACGACGCCGTGCTTTCCAAGTTGCGCGACACTGGCGACGTGGACACCATCAGCAATCGAGATTTTGTTCGTGGCTTCATGCAGAAGCTTCCGCGCGCTGAACAGGGTGAGCTCGTCGACAAAGCGGGTATCCTGTCCCAAGCGGGCGAGCGGCGTATCATGTCCGCACTTATGGGCCGAGCATATGGCGAACCTACATTGCTGGGGCGCGCGCTCGAAGATGCTGACAGCAACATCAAATCGCTTGCTGGCGCTCTCGGTGACAGCGCTGGTTCTTGGGCAATCATGCGTGATGCCGTCGTGCGGGGTGATATTCCTCGCGGCATGGATATTACCAACGACTTGATGAACGCCGTCGGTTTGGTGATGCGTGCGCGTGACGAAGGCCGCCCGGTTGCTGACCTGATCAACCAGGCGGAAATGTTCGGCGGCCCGAATGAGATTTCAAAGATATTGGCCCGCGCCATGTTTGGCGATGAGAATATGCGCCGTCCGATCAGCCGCAAGCGCCTCACTTCTTTCCTGCGCGACTATGCGGATGAAGCTTTGAAGAACGACGCGGGCGCACGCCTGTTCGGTGAACCTCTCGAATCCTCTGATGTTCTGCGTTCTTCGCTTGCCAAGGCAGACCGGGAAGACCTGATCGCGGTGGCAAATGATCGCCTGACGACGGAGCATGTTGAGGAAGTGGCAAAGGCGCAAGATACGGCCGACGCTGTTCTGCGCGAAGCAATCCGCATTGGCGAGGAAATGCCAGACATCAAAGTTGATCTGGGCGACGGCGCTGGCGAACGCTCGATCGCTGAAATTATGGCCGAGGCGGACGACGAAATTCGTATGGCTGCTGATCTCGAAGCCTGCACCGTGGGCAACACTGAACACTTCATGCGCGCGCCGGGGGCGAAATAATGTCGATCCAGAATTGCCTTGCCAAACTCGTCGCAGCCAAGCGAATTACGCAGAAGGCCGCCGACGATGCGCTCGCCTTGCACAATGGTATTCAGGATAGGCTCTATCCAGCGATGGGTCCGGCAACTGCCGACGCTGCCAGTGCTCTTGAGGCCGCCCGCGTTATGGCCGAAGCTGCCCGCGAGCGCAAAATGGAAGCGGCGATCCAGGCTATCCGACAGGCTGAAATCTACGACCGGATGCAGAAGCATCCTCGCGGCCAAACTGTCGGGCTTATGAGCGCGCTTGTGCGCGACAATTGGGAAGCAGGCCGTGAAACCGGGAACGCCATCAATATAGACAGCCATTCAGAAGCCGTTACCAAGCGCCTGTTTGGCATCATGGGCGGCACGCTTGATAAGTATCGGTCGACTATGGCCGGGCTTCGGCAGGAAACGGAATCCATTTGGAACGTTGTCGATGAATTGTTTGGACGTGACACCGGTGACCAGTCTGCGCAGGCAGCGGCAAAGGCGTTTCAGGAGGCGACCGGATACGCGGTTGACCGAGTGAAGCGCGCGGGTAAGCGATTGTCAGTTCTCGACGACTGGCGCTTGCCACAGTTCTGGGATGCGTCTCGCACCAAGGCTGTTACAGAACGCGAGTTCGTTGATGATCTGTTACAGGAAGTCCGCGCGGGGACGATGCGCGTAATGGACAAGGAAGGTCAGGGCGAAGCGCCTGCAACCATGATTCCGGGAATTATCCAGAACGCCTATAAGGATATCACGTTGGGCCGTGGCGTCGGCGCTGCCGGTCCAAGTGGCTTTTCGAACCAGCTTCGCGTTTTCCGCTTTGACAATCCTGACGCTTACAAGCGGCTCATGAAGAAATATGGTGTGGGTGACGGTGGTCTTTACAATACTCTCGTGGGGCACTTGTCCGGCATGGGTAAGGAAATCGCCTTCACCGAAGTTCTTGGCCCGAAGTATGAGCAGAATTTCAACACGCTTTTGGAAAAGGCTCGCCGTTCGGATGCTGAAAATCTGACGAAAGGTGAGCGGATCAAGAACGTGATTTCGCTGAACAGCCCGGCGGCCGCCCAACGGACCTTCGACGCGCTTTCTGGCAAGCTTGGCGTTCCTCAGAATGAGTTGCTGGCCGGGATCGGTGGCGGGCTGCGCAACATTCAAACAGCTTCCCGTTTGGGTTCAGCTACTATTGCGGCCCTTCCCGGCGACAGCTTCACCATGTCGTTCGCGGCAAATCATAATGGCATCCCTGCGACGGCCGTTCTGGGGCGTCTTGTTAAGGACCTGGCGAATGACGAGAAGGCTGAAGCCATCGCACGTCAAGTGAACCTGACCGCGAATATGGTGATGGATAATGCGTTGGGATCGAAGCGGTTCGCCGATGAGATTGTCGGCCAAGGGATCACGGCCCGCGTAGCTGACACGATCATGCGCGCCAGCGGTCTGAACACTTGGACAGAGGGCTTGAAGCGTGCTTTCTCGATGGAGTTCATGGGCGCAATTGCTCGCGAATCTGACAAGAAGTTCGAAGCGCTGGACCCACTTTTCCGGGGCTTCTTTGAACGGTACGGTTTCACTGCTGCCGATTGGGACAAACTTCGCGTGACGCCGCAGCTTGAAGCCGATGGCGCGCGCTTCTTCGATGTGAACGGTGTTGAGGATCAGCGCCTTGCTGACCGCCTCATGTCGGCGATCATCGATGAAAGGCATCTGGCTGTTCTGGAGCCTGATGCGCGTATCCGTGGCGCTATGTCCGGCGGATTGCAGCGCGGCACTGTTCTGGGCGAAGCAGTTCGTTCAGCCACGCAGTTCAAAAGCTTCCCGATGACATACATGATGACGCATATGATGCGCGCAGCATCTCAGGATGGTATGTGGTCGAAGGCCGCTTACACGTCGAAGCTACTTGCGCTTATGACGGTTGCCGGTGCGTTCACGGTTCAGATGCAATCAATTATTGCCGGCCGCGATCCTAACGATATGAGCCGCCCGCAGTTCTGGACGGAAGCCTTTATCCGCGGTGGCGGCGGCGGCATGATGGGTGATTTCGTGAATTCGTCTGTTTCGCGTGGTGGCGCCGGTGTAACCGAATTTCTTGCTGGTCCGGGGCCATCGGCGATCATTTCAACGGCCGACTTCCTGAAAAATGGGTTCAACGGAAAGTCGCTTGCCCAATACATGAAGGGTTGGACCCCAGGATCGTCACTTTGGTACACGAAGCTGGCGACTGATCGCATGGTTTTCGATCAGATACAGGCGATGATTGACCCGGATTATCGGAAGTCCTTCCGTCGATATGAAAAGAGGATGAAGAAGGATTTCGGACAAACGTTTTGGTGGTCGCCGGGTCGGACCGCGCCAGCCCGTTCGCCCGCCTTCCAACGCTGACCTGTGCTTTGCTGGAAATTGCCCGCGCGTGAATATTCGCGGGCATGGTTACGATCACGGCATCCACGCGCGAAGCTTTTTACAATCCTGTCGTTCCTACGACGGATTTCCTCGTCAACTTCCCTATCTTCGGTAGGAACGTCGGGGAGTTCCCGTCAACTGACCTACAGGTCGAGGTGAATGGGCAGTTGCGCACCGACTTTACGATTCTAGCCACCTTTATTGAAGGGGTGTCGACGAATGCGGTTGTCAGGATGAATGTAGCCGTAACGGGGTTTGTTGCAATTCGCGGCAAGAGAGCTCCGAGGCGGACTGACCAGTACCAGACCGGCGCACCGCTCCGCATCCCTGATCATAATTATTCTCTGGATCGTGTCGAAGCGGAAATGCAGGAAGTGCGCCGCGACACCGACCAGAATGCAGCGAAGCTTGAAAGTTTTGTCGCTGACGTGTCCGATCTGACCGAAAGGGCTGAAAATGCGGCAAATTCTGCGGAACAATCAGAAGAAACTGCCGCAACCTCCAAAGATGAGGCGGTCGCAGCGAAGGAGGCAGCCGAAAGCGCAGCCGGCGCCAATCTGGCGAACGCTGATAGCGTTTCCGCAGCTGAAGCTACATCTTTTCCATCATCAGTAAATTATGTTCGTGCGGCTGGCGGTCTGGCGGCCGGCGACAATGCGGGCGGGCTTTACAAGCAAGAGCCTATTGAACCAATTCATTTCCATAAGTTCCAGTCGAGCGACGGCACATGGTGGGGCGGGGTTGAAGAAGATGACCGCCTCCGATCGCTTTCTGTGTCAATGTTCAAAGGCGAAAGCGTAACCATCGATTGCTTTGGCGACAGTACTATGGTTGGCGTTGATGTAACGAACCCGCCAACGTACATTGCTGCAACTCCCGCGCCGGCAAAGCTACAATTGTTCCTCCGCGATTATTACGCGAACGGGAATATCCTCGTGAACAATCGTGGCTATAGTGGCACCCGAACTATAAATATGCTGGAAGGTTCCGACGGAAGCGGGCAGACTTTTGAAGCTCGGATTGCTTCCAGTCCTGCGCAAATCGTCTATTGCAACCATGGCATCAATGATTGCCAGAATACGCCGCCAACTCCCATTGGCGACTACAAAGCTAATCTTTATGAGATTGTGCGGATTGTTCGAGCTTATGGCAAAATACCGGTCTTAATGACGCCCAATCTTATCTCCCCTGTCGGCCCTCTCGGGACGATTGATAAATCGGAGAGGCTGAAATCCTATGCGGAGGTTGTAAGAGAAGTTTGTCGAACGGCTCGGGTTGCCTTGGTCGACGCGTTCGAGCAGATTTCACAGTTGCTCACGTGCGGCAATTATACGGTTCAGCAGCTTCTGCCGGATGGCGTTCACCCAACACAGATCGGCTATAATTACATTGGCCAGTTGATGGCTGCACCATATGTTTACCCCTACAAGGGCGTCTCCGTCGACGGCGAGATCATTTCGGTGGCCTCGCCACTCGCTATCTGTACGCCATCGAATGCACCAACTGAGGCAAAAAACAGCCGCTCCGGCATGCAGTTCATATCGACGGCCGACAACGTTCCCAAGAGCATCCGCATTCTAGTTAAAATCGAAAAACCGGGGTTGGACCTGTTTGTCGGATATCCGATATGGGGTGGCGGCGTATCGTCCGCAGGGATCGCGCTTGACCAAATCTCAGTTGGAACGATGTCGCAGTATCACAATGGGAACTATGGCACTCGATACATCCAGGATCACGAGACGTGCGTTGCACGCAATGTTCCTCCTGGGTTGCATATGGTGACGATCTCCGCAGCTGCCCAGGCCGCGAGTGTTGGCGTAAATTATCTTCGGGTTAAGAAAGCTAATCCTGTCGAAAAGCGGTTCAACAATAATTCTCCGTTTCTTCTCACGCGCAAAAATGTTCTGGATCAGGTATCGCTCACCGTCTCCAATGGATCAACAAACGGAATCGTGTTGACGGATACCATTCAATTCGATCGGCTGCTCTCGGGATTTGATTTTTCATTCACCGGCCAGTTGGCAAAAGGCGAAGCTGTATGCGTGTTCGGCGAATGGGCGGCCGATAACTCTAGCGGGATCGCTGTTATGGCCCTTGGTATTGGGGCCGATGAGTCCACTGGCTACCTCACGTTGTTTGAAGCGACCGGCGACGGTACCTATAATAAAACGGCTCTCAACAGCGTCGACATCACTTTGCAGGAACGTGAGTTCCGCGTGGTTATGGGCCAAGGCAGCGGATCGGCGCTTAATGTGTTTGTTGATGGCGCAGGCCCATACGGGCCTACGACAATTAGCGCACCATTTTTGGGTGGATTTTTTGGTCTACGCCGCTCAGGCAATGGCACGATGAACGTGAAAAAGCTGCAAATCCTGAAATAGTCACCAGATACGAAGATCGTCCTGGATTTCTTTCCGAAGCTTCTCACGATCTTCCGGAGAAAGCGAACGCTCATGACGCTTTCCGTCAAGTACAAGCATAAAAATAGTCGCCCCTAAAAAAGATAGAACTATAATTTCCAGTGTCATGGTTCCTCCACTACCCTATCAAAGCCATGTATTCCAATGCGAAGCAAGCTGCGTTCTATCCCGATCGATTGATGTGTATTCGGATTCTTTCGAGAATTCCCAGGCCTGGTTCATTCCCTACCTTTTTTCTGACGTTTCTGCGCCAATTGCCGAATAAATGACCTTCGAAATTCCGCGAGAAACAGGCATCAAAAGATGTGCGAGGTAAAACGACACAAATATTTCAAATATGAAAAGAGAAACAAACCCAGCCGTATTCATCTGATCTACGGGTAAGTTTCTCACCAGAAGGAGCACGATCTGATGATGCACTATCATCGCCATAAATGATATCTTGGCCAATTCCATTACTATTGACTTCATAGAAGTGGAAATTTTGGACGAAAGACGCTCAGTGAAGATGACGACAAAACAACATGCGAAAATGAACGCTGTGAACCCCATATTCATCAGGTTATTTCCACTAATCACATACACGGCAGCCATTACGGCAATGATAGATAGGGAGGCGACTAGCTTAAGCGTATTGTTCTCATCCTTAGTAACATATAGGTACATACCAAAGCCAAACTCGAGAATTCTCGTGGTTGGATTGAAATTGTTAAAGTCACATATGAAAATGAAATCCCAGATTCCACCGTCTTGCTGGAAAAAATAACTTATGGCACTTATACAAAAAAGTCCCAATATCGTTTGATGCGGCCGATTCTTGAATGAATAATTCAGCGCTGGCGTTATCATAAACAAAATTATAATAAACCCAGTAAACCATTCACCTACAGTAAAATATGTTGGAATATCCAGCTTAGATGCTTCTATATACCCATCAATCCCTAGCATCGTGTATATGACAGGATGCAGAATAGTTATTGCGTTTCCATGGCTGGTAATAAGGCTCTGGTACTTCGTTGGAGCTGATAAGCTTGTTAATACTTCTAAAGTGAACAGGCCGAATCCAACAAATAAGAATGCGACCCAAATTGGAGGGAGAAGGTTGGCCACCTTTTTCCGATAGAAAGTCAATGCTGAGTCTTTGCGTAGACCAAGCCCTGCGAGGTAACCTGATATGATGATGAAAATAGAAACGCCGAACGGACCAATTGTGTAGGTCAAGTAATACAGTATACCGCCCGCGACCCCACGATCTGCAAGGGCGTATACGGTGTGCGATATAATCACTAAGCAAACGGCAAGAATCCGCAGCTCATCAATGAAGACATACCTTTGCATGCTCAAAAAGCTCGGTCGCATCTATACAACGCATGAAAAATGGACACGTCATCCCCTCCCGCAACGGCGGCAATTTACGCAGAACTTGAATATGAGGATAAACGGCGCCAAATCGCCAACTAGACCGCTATCCCCCACCCACAAAGTTGGGTATTACCCGCTAATCCAGAAAAGTAAAGCTCAGAGTGCTATCTGTGCTTTGCGCCGGTCGCCCGATCCTGTGATTTTCCGCATAACGGAAGAACGCAGGAGCGCGCATTATGGCACGCCAGAACTTGGCCCCATCCCTCACACTTTTGTTCGGTGATGAAGGCGGATATTCGAACCGCGCGACTGACAGCGGCGGCCCGACGAAGTTCGGGATAACCCATCGGACACTTGCCGCATATCGCGGCGTTCCGTCGGTGACCGCCCAACAGGTCAAGGACATGACGATCCAGGAGGCCGAGGAAATCTATCGGCGTTCCTACTGGCTACAGTCCGGCGGCGACCTTCTTCCGTCGGGCCTCGACTATGCGGTCTTCAACTCCGGCGTTATGTCCGGCCCTTCCCGCGCTGTGAAGATTCTGCAGTCCGTCGTCGGTGTTACTCAGGATGGTGTCGTCGGCGTCCAGACGGTTGCCGCCGTCAAATCCTATCGTGGCGGTGTCGACCAACTGATCCGCGATTATTGCGATGCGTACATGAGATTCTTGCGCGGCATTGGTGGCAAGCAAGGGTTCTCGGCCAATGGTCGCGGCTGGACGATCCGTATCACCGGCGTCGATCCGAAAGGCCAGTGGAAAACGACTCCGGGCGTCGTGGGCAACGCGCTTGCCATGTCCCGCCGAGGAACTGTCACGCCGACGAATGTCGCTGACCCCGCCGGTGCTCCAAAGGCCAACCCCAAAGACACATCGATCGCTGAAACGCTGAAGAAGCCCGAGGCTTGGGCGCCGCTTACCGGCGTTCTGTCCGCCATTGGAGCCTTCGCGGCTGGGTCCGGCCCCGTTCAATGGGCGCTTGCAATCGGCCTCGTCGTTGGCGTTGGGGTCGGCCTCTGGAAGTTTGTTCTCAGCCAGAAGGCGGCTGCGTGATGTTGGGCATCGCTGACATCCTCAAGATGGGCGCCGCTGCCGTGGCTGGCGCTGTCATCGCCGGTTTCATCGCTCACGGCATGGGCGTAAGCGACGGCAAGAAACAGGCTTCAGCCGACGCGCTGGCTGCGACCGTCAAATATTACCAGGACAAGGGGGTAATCAAAAATGAAGTGGATGCTGCTGACGCTGCCGCTCTTTGCGCTGATTACGGGCTGCCAGACGACGAACTCCCCGAGTGCGTGCGCCGGGTTCGAGAAGCTTCGGCCAAGTCTGGAAACGTCGGTGAACATACTGACGACTGACCGGCCATTCGCCAATCAAGTGGCGGCACACAATCGATTTGGGAAAAAGGCCGGGTGTTGGTGAAATCAATCCAGCCACGCCCAGTTATCACCTCTGCGAATTCCGAGGACCAAGCTATGACTGACCCCGTACTCCTCCGCTATAGCCCGTGCAGATCGCTTGTCTGCTTTTATTTGACGTGCTTGATCTTCCGTGAGTTTCGCAAGTTTGTGATCTGTGCCGCGCATTATATTCGGCTTGTTGCGGCCCTTTTTGACCATGTCCTGGGAATTATCTTTCATCGTTCCTACCCACAAATGGGCAGGGTTGACACACGAAGGATTATCGCAGGAGTGACAAACTATTTTGCCTTCTGGAATCTCACCCTGAGATGCTTCGTAAGATGCTCGGTGGGCGCGGATATTCGTGGTTCCAACACGAAGAAATCCATATCCAAGTTCATTTTTTCTACCATTCCATATCCAGCAATCACCGACGAACGAAATGGAATTTCGAATACGCGATTGCAGGATATATCTCTTGTCGAGATATGGCTGACGGGAGCAATCGATGCTGCAAAAGCGGGAGGTCGTTTCTTTCCCGTACTTTGGATGAAACTTGCTGCCGCAAGTGTTGCAAAAAATCTGCACAAACTCGTTTCTGGATCGGCTCATATGCAACCTCGATTCATGTCACCTTTTATATCTGGAAATAACAAAAATCTCAACAATGCGGGCTGCTGGAAATGACGGAGGAGACAATGCGCCTACCGCCTAAAGGTAAGTTCGAATGGAACCTGAACACTCTGTTGCAGCTTGTTACGCTTGCGACGGTCATCATCGGTGGCGTCACGATCTGGGTGAACAAGTCCCGCGATATTGAAGACCTTCAGGACTGGCGCGTTTCTCATGAGCAAGTCCATAAAGACCGCCTCATCGAAGTGAAGGCCAACGATGCCCGAAACGATGAATGGAAAAAGGGCGTTGAGTCCGATATTCGGAAACTAAACGGCTCAGTCGACAATTTGTCGTATCGTGTCACTGCAAATGAACAGGCGACCGCTTCCGCCCTCGAAACCAACAAAGAGTTTCAGACCACGCTCAATCAACTCGGCGGCGACATGAAAGTTGTGAGAGAGATTTTACAGCGAATTGAAGCCGCGCAGCGCCGGGCCACCCCATGAATAAGCGGCGGGTTGACGTTCCTACCCGCCGCCTATAATTTCCTTGCCGAATGGGAACGCCGCCCAATTAATTCAATCTCTTGCGGGAGACTACGAATCTGGGGGTCAGAGGTTCGAATCCTTTCGGGTGCGCCATTCCCTTACTGGTTGATTTTATGTACAATTCGGCGTTGGCGCTGCCAGCGTGGGTCCGGCATGTTCCGGTCCCCGGCGGCACAAAAGCGCGCTGAAACATCTCCCACTTTGGAAGACATGATCCCTAAACGAGCTGCGCTCAACGCAGCTCGAGCCCGCCATTCTCGACGATGAAGTCGATAATCTCCGGCACGCCCTTGCCGCGATGGAGATCGGTGAAACCGAACGGACGTGAGCCGCGCATCCGCGCCGCATCCCCCTGCATGACGTCGAGATCAACGTGCACATGCGGGGCAAGATCGCTCTTGTTGATCACCAGGAAATCCGACCGCGTGATGCCCGGTCCGCCCTTGCGCGGAATTTCCTCGCCCTGGCAAACCGAGATGACATAAAGCGTCAGGTCCGCCAGATCGGGCGAGAACGTGGCCGCCAGATTGTCGCCGCCGGATTCGATGAAGACGATATCCAGATCCGGAATCCGCCGATTCATTTCGGCAATTGCCTGCAGATTGATGGAGGCGTCCTCGCGGATCGCCGTGTGCGGGCATCCGCCCGTCTCGACACCCATGATCCGCTCCTCGGGCAAGGCCTGGGAACGAGCCAGAATAAGGGCGTCCTCCTGCGTGTAGATATCGTTGGTAATCACGGCGACCGAATATTTATCGCGCATCGCCTTGCAGAGCTTTTCGGTCAGCGTCGTCTTTCCCGATCCCACCGGCCCGCCAATGCCGATGCGCAAGGGTCCGTTTTTCTGTGTCATGTGCGAAAAAGCCTCGAATGTTGGGGTTCGTGTTTCATGGCCGTGATGTCGCTAATGCCAGTAAATATCAGTCGTGGTGATGGTGATGATGATGTTCATGTTCATGGTCGTGGTCATGGTCGTGATGGCCATGATGATGTCCGTGGTCATGATGCGAATGACCGCCCGCATATGCACCGCGCAGCGGGCTGAAAATTGCCGTTACATCCGTCACCTTGGCGCCAAGCCCCTCGAGCATCGCCTTGATGACATGGTCGCGAAGAATGAAGATACGGTCATTCTCGATCTGTGCCGCCAGATGCCGGTTGCCGATATGCCAGGCGAGTTCGGCTATGTGGAGCGGATCGCGCCCGCGAATTTCGTAGAGTTCCTCACTTGCAGCGCGAATTTCAATTTCGCGCCCGTCATCCAGAACGAGCCTGTCTCCGTGACCCAGCACAACCGGCTCCGCAAAATCGACAAGCACCTTCTCGCCGCCTTCCAGAGCAATGGCTTTGCGCCGCAGATGGCGTTCATCGCGTTCAAGAACGGCGTGGCCCGCAGGCACAGCATCGATCACCTCATCCGCACGAATAATGGCAGTGGCACGAAACATTTGTTTGCCTCTCAAGCTCAAAACAAGAAGTAACGCGGCGCCACGGGCGCGACGCCAACACGGCACAACACTATTGGGAACTATGAAGTGTTACCAATGCCATCTCTTATATTGGCCACTGCAAATATCCGTTTGTCCAGCCCAATCGTATTTCGGAGTTCCACGACAGGTTACTTTTGGTCGTCGGCCCTCCGATCCGTCCCGATCATCCCATGCGCGCCAACGCCGGCTGTGCAACCGTCTTTCGATAGAGGTGCCAGGTCGCATGTCCAAGGATGGGCAGCACCACGGCCAGTCCGGCAAACATGGTGGCGAAGCCCACGACCAGCATAGCGGTTACAATTGCCGCCCAAAGCAGCGCTTCCAGGGGATTGCGCCAGACGACGCGCAATGATGTCGCGATAGCCGCCGCAGCCCCGCAATCCTGATCAAGCAGCATTGGAAAGGTGACGATCGTCAAGCACAGGACGACGATTGCAAAAAAGAAACCAATGCCACAACCGGCGAAAATAAGACTGCGCCCCTCTTCCGTCGATGACACCTGATTGATCAACATCGAGAAGCTCTCGGGCGGCATGGGGCCGAAATAATGAACATAGAGATTCTGAGCCACCAACAGCCACGCAATGAAGATTGCGAAAAGGAAGGAGCCGACGGCCACGATCGACGGCAATGCCGGGGAGCGGCTGACATCGAAAGCGCGCCTCCAGCTCGTGTCCATTTTCTCCTCGCGGCGCCTGCTCATTTCATAAAGCGGCAAGGCGGCAACCGGCCCGATCAACGCGAAACCGGACATGAGGGGGAACAGGAGCGGCAGCGCATTTGCGTTGGTGCTCCAATAGGTGATGAACAACCCGGCCAGCGGATATATGAGACAAAGAAAAACGTAATGCGATGGCTTCGCCCAGAAGTCGTCGAAACCCAAACGCAGGGCATCGAATACATCCGCCATCTGGATGCGCTTGACTTCCGGATAAAAGGCAGTCTGGTCCCGACCTGCAATTACATGAAACTGTGCCATGACGCTCCTCCTGCGGGTTAGGCAGTCCTGACGGCAAGGGCGGCGGTCAGGACAGGCCTGCACGCAATTTC